CGTATATTCATGCGAAACTCTAGTAAAATGAATGTTGTTCTCATTGAAATTGAGCTCAATCAAAAGGAAAAGTTCGGACCTCGTTCGATTGCTAAACCTTGGTCAGACATCAAATCAGAGACTTTGTCTACTTTTGACGTTAATGACCACGATTGTGATCATTTATCATCAATACCTTATAGGAGTTATGATAAAGGTATACTTCGACCGCTATCCATTAAATCAGCTATTGATATGGTAAAGAAGAGTACTAGTGCTGGTCTACCATCACTTTCAAAGAAAGGTAATGTTCTGCTCATTACGCTAGATAATTTAGATGAGGAGTACGCGGCTAATTACCCTATGGTGCCGTTTATACGTACACAGGAACTAGGCAAAACTCGTGTTGTTATGGGCTATCCCTTTAGTGACATAATTGTGGAGACACGTTATTTTGAGCCTCTGTTTAATTACTTTCGAGAGTTTGATCAGTTTGCGGCAATGAGAGGCCCTACCGACGTGAATACCGCTATGACTCGTTTGCTTTCCGAAACAGTCAGGTTAGGGCAAATTTGTGTTTCTGGAGATATTTCAGGGTTTGATAAAGACTTTGGACCTTCGCTACAGAGAAACACATTTAGGAAGATGTCTTATTTAATTCAAGAGCGACACCACTCCGAATTTCGTGAAGTTGCTCACCGTTTTGGTAACAAAGGTCTTGTCACACCAGAAGGCATAATCAATGGCCAACACGGTTTACCATCCGGGTCCAGAGGTACAAATCTTGTCGGTAGCGTCGGCAATGACAGCGTGAATGGTCAGCCCTTACGTCAGATTCTAGGTGATGACTTTGCTTGTGCGAGTAGTAATCCAGATGAACTTTTTAGTAGGTATGAAAAGTGTGGCATGGAATTAAACAAAGATAAGACAGTGATAGCAGATGGGTATTATCTGTTTCTACAAATGCTATTTCATCCTGATTATCAAAGAAATGGTGAGGTTGTTGGGGTCTACCCTACCTGGAGAGCACTCAATAGGTTAATATATCCTGATACATTCTCCGAGTTCAATACATTCGGTTTAGACGGCAAAAGTTATTTTGCTATACGCAG